TTTGACTTCCGGCGTGATCCGGATGTACAGACGTTCGGTTTTCCCTGCCATAATATCTCCTTATTCGATGGGGGCTCCTGCGAGCTCCTGCAGCATCTGTTTTGCGCGGGCATAGCGAGCGGAGTCGATGATGTCTGGGACGTAGCCGTACCCGCCCTCGTTATACACGTTGTTCCAGCGCTTGCAGCGGCGGGCGGCTTCTTCCGGCGTCGGGATATCCGGCTGCCGTTCGGCTTTGCGGACGATATTTTGGTAATACTCAATGTCTTCTTGGCGCTCTTTCTCTTTCTTCGCGGCTTCCCGCTGGGCGTTCAGGCTTACGAGCCAATTCCATTCCTCGTCGGAGATCTCGTAGCACCGGTTGTAACAGCCGAGGAGCGCCCAGTAATCGCGGGTCTTCCACTCTGCCGGGATGTCCCAGTATTTGACGTAGGGGACAGGCACACGGTTACCAGTGCCAAAAATCAGGCCGTCAGCCCATCCCGCGCAATGTTGCGCCTTCTCCTCTTCGGTCGGAAGCCGGGCTTCGATTAATTCATTGGGGTACGCATCAAACTGCGCGAATACTTTCATTTTTTGCTCCTCCTTTTGCTATCTTGGTTGGATTGTACGCCTTTTGTGCGTACAAGTCAATAGGCAAGGCACACAAAAGGCGTATTCAAAATTTGTGCGGATTGATAAGCGTACAGGGGCTAACGCTCCCATGGTTTACGCTCTATATCCTTCACCGCCTCGATGCCGGGGCGGGCTTTTTTTATCTCCTCGAACCGCTTTATTGCGGCGTGGCGCTCCTTGCCGGGGAACACTTCCGTTTCCGTCTCGGTCTCCGTCCCGTCGGCGTATGTGGTGATATGCCGAATATAATACTTGATGCCGCTGCATCCGTTATACCGTTCAAGCTTTACGCGGTCTTTGCTGGGCATTGTGGCAAGGGCGTTATATCTGGCGGCGAGGTCTTGCCGGTACTCTATAAGCTGCGCGGCAAGGTGCTTACACTCTGCGATCAGCTCGGCGGCGCGGCGGTCATAGTCGCGGACCGTGTCGAAGCTGTCGCAGGCTTCGGGGCGTTTCAGGTAGCCCCAAATCCTTATTTCCGCTTCCCGGCTGGGGCTGCCGTACTTGCTGAATAACTCGTCTTTATAGCTCATAGTAATTCCTTTCTGCCCTCGTGACCTCCGGGGCGGGTAGTGTTTAGTTATCCTCAATATAGCTCACACTGTAAAAGGTGCAATCCTCGTGCAGCCCTATCAACCATTCTTCAAGGTCGAATTGACGGGCGCACTCCGCAGAGTATATGCCGTCCTCTGCATAAGGGAAATTTCGGTCGACAACAGTTCCGTCTGCATATTCCGCATAAGCATTCCACATGGTTAAAAGTCCCCTTTCTTTTCGCGGAGGTTAGGACAAAGACCAAGACCGAGATCAACAGTGGGGACGCGCCGATATGCTCCGCGGTGCGGGCAATTTTCGCGAGTGCAATTTGGGCAATAACATGCAACATATTCTTCATAACTCATATTCCAAGACGTGCGGGTTTCAAATTCTTCTTTCGTGAACATTTCAATCTTCCTTTCTTAGCGGGGGACGGCTCACGCCGTCGCCCCTATTCTATCGTAGCCGCTGGACTCGCGCCCGGCGCGGTCTATTACCTGACTGCCGTACTTGCTGCGGATTTCGTTCATGCTGCTTTTGCCGCGGTGCCAGCCGTGCGAATCCTCAGCATGCCGCCAATACCAGAGCTTTTTATTATTACTCCAACGGCATCCGGCAGCTTTCAGCGCCTCTTTATGCTCGCGGGTATTGCCGCCGATCCACAGCCAGCACCCGCACAGCTCTATTTCGAGGCCGTCGAGCTTCAAAAGCTTTTCGATGATGCAGCGGAACTCCTCCGGGCTTTCGGTCGTCTGGTGTTCCTTGTCGTGCGTCGCGTTCCAGCCGTGCTTCAGCTGCTCGAAAATTTCGTCGTGCTCGGCGTTTATGGCCTTCATTGTCTCGGTGTCGCCGCCGCGGTCGGGGTGGTACTGCATCGCCAGGCGGCGGTACTGCTTCTTGAGTTCGTCAAAGCTGTTGACGTTAACAAAGTATTTCATGCGGTTCTGTCCTTTCTTTGCAAAGGTACTAACTTAGTACCCACTATTTAAAAGGCTGAAAACTCAGCCTTTATGAATTTGGTTTTCAAGCGCGTTTCTGAAGATTTCTGTCGTCCCTTGCAATGACTTGTTCGCGTCAATGTATTCTATCAACTCGGAATCTTCATCTTTACGCAAGTACACTTGATAACGCTTGTATGTCTTCGCGTTCCAAGCGGCTTTTTGGTCTGTCGTTCCTGCCGTTGCTCTCGCTCCTTTACAAGGAGGGGAAGCGGTTTCCCGCCGCCCCTCGCCGGTTTACTGGTCTGCGCCGGTGACGTATGCGTCCATAAGCGCCTTGATTTCTTCGACGGTGTAGGTCTTGCCCTCTTCGCTCTGGTCGAGAATCTTCTGGAGGTCGTAAACGGTCGCCTTTCTCACAATTGCGATTTCTTCCTTGCTCGGCATCTTATAGCCTCCTTTGCTTTCGTTTTTGTGTTGTCCCTTGGGACGCCTCCAAGATACACTAAGTTAGTACCCCCTGTCAAGCCCTCTTTTTCACCTTTGGAGATATGCACAAAAACAAAGCTTATAAATTGTGCATTATGTAAGAGTGACCCGCCGCGCCTATCTGGTCGTTATCTATTCGTTATCCTGTGCGGGATTATATATATTATACAGGGGATAGCAGGCCGAGCCGCGCCCCGCAGGGGATATATATTGTTCTCTCTAGATATGCACGGGGATATATTATATACTAGATACATACAGGAGATATATAGAGAGAGGACGAGCGAAGATATACAAACTATAAAGGGAGGTCGCGCGCGCGGGAGGGCAGGCGTTGACATTTTGGGCGCGTTTTCGGCGATTGTGACAACTGCACAAAGTTTTTACTTGACGTTTGTGCAATGTGGCGATATATTGGGAGCGAGAAGGCAAAGAGCGGCGCGAAGTTCGCACAATACCTATTATGCGAACCAAAATGTTAGACAAAATGCTCGAAGTGTACAAAAGAGAGTGCCGCCTGTGTGCCTGGCTGTGCTTGTGTGCGGCGTTCCGGCTGTTTTATGTCTGCCTGTTATCATTCAATCAGGAGGGCGGGCGGCGCAGGCTGGGCGCGGGGCAATAAAGCAGGGCGGGCGCGGTGCGCGTGTGCTTTCAGATGCAGGCGTTTCCGGCTTGGCTGCCCTCCAGGGGTGGCGGAAAAAGGGCGGGTACGCGCGCCGAGAGGGGCGTATATATACCACACACGTTTCAGAGAAGCTTCCCGAAATGGGGTGGGGTAGGAGAAAACAGGGGGTAGGGTCTTTGGAAAAGGCGGCGAGAAAAAATTATAAGCCCTCTGCGGAAGCACTGGTAGAGGACGGATGGATCATGTGTCCGAAATGCAGGGCGAAGCTCGGACGGGCTGAGTATGGCGCGGTAGGCAAGGGGATAGTTCTCTATTGCCGAGGGCGTGACTGCAAGATGCCGGTGCGTGTAAAATTGTGACGTAGGCTGCGGGGGAGTCTTTCTTCCTTTCGCTTTCCCGCACTGCGGAGGGGCGGACAATGCCGCCCCTTGTATAAGCTGGTATAGCTCAATGGAAGAGCGGCTGCTTCGTAAGCAGCGGGTTGAGGGTTCAAGTCCTTTTGCCAGCTCCATATAGCAGAGAGAGTGCTGGTGCTCCTCCGGGACTCATAATTCCGGCTACGTCGGTTCGATTCCGGCCTCTGCTACCACACGCGACATAGGTTCGTGCTCTCCTTTCTATCAAGAAGCGGCGCCGTAGGAAGCCGCTCCGCACAGCGCAGCTGCTGCGGCTCCGTCTGGAATGACGGCAGGCAAATAAGAGCTGGCAGTGAGGCTATAAGCCGCCAGCCGAACAGGCCGTGAGCCATTGACGAAGCATTGAAAAGTGCTTTGCCGGTGGCTCACTTTCTTTTCAGGGAGATAAGCGGTTGAAGAAGAAAGCGCCCGGAAATGTAAATATCGAGTGGGATCCGGGCGAGGTCAACCCGAAGCAGAAAGAATTCCTCGACAGTCACACGCTGTTCACCTGTTACGGCGGAGCAAAGGGCGGCGGCAAGACGCATATCGTCAGGATAAAGGCGATAGGCGCGGCGCTGGTGGGTTATCCGGGGATAAAGATACTCATAATGCGAAAGACGTATAACGAGCTGGAGGAAAACCACATCCGGCCGATACTGCGCATGGTGAGTCCGGAGCTGTTCAGCTACAACAACACATCGCACTTGATGACCTTTGAAAACGGGTCAACTATCAAGTTCGGCCATTGGAGCGGAGAAGAGAGCTTCAACGAGTACAACGGCCTTGAATACGACTGGATTTTCATAGACGAGGCGACGCAGTTCACAGAGCGCGCCTTCAACTTCCTCGGCGGCTGTCTGCGAGGCGTGAACGACATTCCGAAGCGGATGTACCTGACGTGCAACCCCGGCGGCGTAGGTCATGCCTGGGTCAAGCGGCTCTTCATCGACAGGGACTTCAAGCGAAGCGCGAACCCTGAAGAGGACGAGAATCCGGACGATTACACCTTCATCTTCGCAAAGGCGGAGGACAACACCTTCCTGCTCAAGTCCTCGCCCTTGTACCTGAAGAACCTGGCCCAGATGCCGGAGGAGCTTCGGCGCGCTTACCGTGACGGCGACTGGGACAGCATCGGCGGGAACTACTTCCCCGAAATGCTGAGTGGACGGAACGTGACGGCTCCGTTCAAGATACCGCAGCATTGGACGCGCTACCGCTCGTTCGACTACGGCCTTGATATGTTCGCCTGCTTCTGGTGGGCAGTGGACGAGGACGGGCGCTGCTGGTGCTACCGCTCGTTTGAGCATGAGGGGCTGATAGTAAAGGACGCGGCGAAGGCTGCGCTTGACCACACCCTTGCAAATGAGCAGATCATAGCGACATACGCGCCGCCCGATATGTGGAACCGGCAGAAAGAGACCGGTAAGACAATGGCGGAGCTGTTTCTCCTGAATGGCGTGAACATCGTGAGGAGCGACAATAACCGCGTACAGGGGCACATGGTCATGAAAGACATGATGGCTCCGATAGCGCTGAAAGACCCATACGTGCAAAGCCTTTACCCCGCGGGGCAGGCTCCGGACAGATTGCCGGGGCTTATGTTCTTCGACGGGTGCAAGAAGGCAATCAGCGATCTGAAGGCGATACAGCAGGACGACAAGAACCCGAACGACTGCGCGAAAGACCCGCACGAGATAACCCACACCGTTGACGGAATACGTTATTTCTGCGTGACGCGGGTTATAAGCGGCGAAGCCCTGCCGGAGCTTCAGCCGGAGGACGACGAGGACGAGGACGGCGACAGCTACGAGCATTACATGTGCGGCGACCGTGCCGACGCGAGATATTTACTGTGAGGTGACACGATGGCAAAACCCGGCCCGAAGAGAAAATAGGACAGCCCTGACAAGCTGCGGGCGGCTGTCGAGGCCTACATAGAGCAGTGCGAGGCGGAGGGCATTTTCCCCGACGAAGCGGGAATGAGGCTTGAGCTTGGCGTTACGGCGCAGACCCTCGACAAATACTGCAAGGACGAGAACGCGGATGGGAAAGAGTTCCGCGAGATACTTTCGTGGGCGAAGGATAAGCGCGAAAGCTACCTCGTGCGGAAGATGACCAGCGACAACAAGGCGGCGCAGGGCTGCCTCAATGCGCTGAAGCAGCCGTCAAACGGCGGCTACATAGACCGGCCTGCCGACTCCGGCGGCGAGCGGAAGCTCACGATAAACCTTGTGGGAGTGGGCGGAGAGAGCGCCTTCAAGTAAGGCGCGTATATGAGCCGGTGGCAGAATGGGATTGCGGCTGACTCTAAATCAGCTGCCTGACGGCGGAGAAGGTTCGATTCCTTCCCGGCTCACCAGAAAAAAGGAGATTACATTGCTGACTATCATACTTATCTTAATCTTTGCCGTGGCCTTCGTGGGCGCTCTTGCTTTTCTGTACCACAGCCTCTCAGGTAAAGCGGAAGAGGAAGACATGCTGGAACAGGTGGCGCGCCTTGCGAGAGCGCAGGAGCGGTTAAACACGCGGCTCGAAGCGCTGGAAGAGCAGGTATCGGGGCAGAAGGGCGGCGAGCTTGACGAGATAAAAAGACGGCTCGAAGAGCTGGAGAGCGACACTGCGGGAGGCAACGCGGCGCTTGACCAGATGTTTCTCGCGGGGATCAACGGCATTATGAATTACGGCATGAAGGACGCAGTAAAGCGAGGCTGATAAATGGGACAGTTTGATATTTTCTTTGGTAAGAAGCTGCCTGATTAGCAGAGCGGCTGGCGGCTTTACGATGAGGCCGAACGCTTCAACTCCAACATAAACCTGCGCGAGACGGTGCGGGTGAACGAGAATTTCTACATCGGCAAGCAATGGGAGGGCGTACAGTCCAACGGCCTGCCGACTCCGGTTTTCAACTTCATAAAGCGCGTCGTCGGCTTTGACGTGGCGACGATAACCTCGGACAACGTGAAGGTGACGGCCTCGCCTCTTGCGAACACCGCGAACACCGACGGGCTTATAGAGCCTGTGCGGATAGTGAACGAGGAGTTTGACGCGCTGGCGGCAAGAAACAAGATATCCTCTCTGCTGAGAGAGTTTGCCCGCAATGCCGCGGTGGACGGCGACGGCTGCCTGTACACCTATTGGGACGCCGACGCGGAGACCGGGCAGCAGTCCAAGGGTATGATCCGGACGGAGATAGTAGAAAACACGCGGGTGTACTTCGGGAACCCGAATGACCGGCGCGTACAGACCCAGCCGTGGATAATGATAGGCAGCCGCGAGATAACCCGCATCGTTCGCCGCAGGGCGAAGGAAAACGGGATGGCCGAGTGGCCGAGTATCAGCCCCGACTGTGAAGACGACAGCGTTGACACGGCGAAGGTGACGGACGACAAGACGACCGTGCTTTTGCTGCTGTGGCGCGACGAGGAGACGGGGCACATATGGCAGTATGAATTCACGCGCAATTCCGGCGTGACTGCCCCGATAGACACGAAGCTTTCGCTTTATCCTATCTGCTGGCTGAGTTGGGACTACGTGCAGGACTGCTACCACGGGCAGAGCATGGTGACGGGACTGACCCCGAACCAGATGTTCGTCAATAAGATTTGGGCGGCGGCAATGCTCTCAATGCTCCGCACGGCGTTCCCGAAATGGATATACGACAAGACCCGCATAAAGCGCTGGGACAACGGCGTCGGCACGGCAATCGGCATATCGGGCGGCGACGTATCAACGGTGGCGAAGGTGATAGACCCCGCCTCCATATCTCCGCAGGTGGCGCAGTTCATCGACATGGCGGTAAAGCAGACGGAAGAATGCCTCGGCGCTACGAGCGTTGCGCTCGGCGACACTCGCCCCGACAATACCTCCGCCATCATAGCGCTTCAACGCGCGGCATCCACGCCGATGGAGATGACGAAGCTCAACCTTTATCAGGCGGTGGAGGACTTGTTCAGGATATACCTCGACTTCATGTCCGCCTACTACGGAGTGCGCGCGGTTGACATGGAGCCTACGCCGGAGATACGGCAGCAGTATGAATTCGCAGGAATGCCGGTTCCGGACTCCATCATTGCGGAATTCGACTTTGACACGTTGAAATTCCACCCGATGATGCTGAAGCTCGACGTTGGCGCAAGCTCCTACTACTCCGAGATAGCGTCAATCCAGACGCTGGACAATCTGCTGATGAACGGGCATATCAACGCAATACAGTATCTTGAGAGAATCCCCGACGGCTATATACCGGCGCGCCGGGCATTGATAAACGAGCTGAAAGCAACGCAGGCCATGAACGCGGTTCCGCCCGGAGCACCACCCAACGCGGCGACCGGCGACGTGGCGGCACAGGCAAAGCCGGAAATTCCCACGGGCGGCGGATTCTCTGATCTGCAACGCAAGGTGTTGGAGTCGGGTTCGACTCAAGGACTTATCTGACAGGAGGAAAAGAAAATGACTGCACCTGACAAAGCGGCTGAGATAAAGGCCGCGATAGCTGCATGTTTCGCTTTCCTGACGGCTCTCTGGGGCTGGCTGGGCTGGGCGATAATTGTGTGGCTGGGCTGCGTACTGCTGGACTATATCACCGGCACGTGGGCGGCGAAATCCAACGGCGAATGGTCGAGCGCCGTTGCAAGAGCGGGGCTTTGGCACAAGCTGGGCGAGATAGTGGCGGTGCTGGTTGCGGCAATGTGCGACATCGCAATAGGCGTGATACTGAAAGGCTCCGGAATAGACTTCGGCATAGATTACAGTGTGTTGGTGACGCCGGTCGTGCTGCTGTGGTACATCGTAACTGAGCTGGGCTCCATTATTGAAAACGCCGGAAAGCTCGGCGCACCCATTCCCGAATGGCTGAAGAGGAGTCTGAAGAACTACAAGGATACGCTTGATGCCAAAACCGGCGGCGGGGCACATCTCCCCGAACACTCGGAAGAAGACAGGGAATAAGGCGAAAGCCTTTTCCCGTCTCTATAAGAATATATCCACCGGCATAGACCAATGCCGTAACATAGACCGCCGACCATAGCGGACAAGGAGATTTGAATGTACGAAGAGATTAACGAAGCAGTTGAGACCGAAGGCGCTGAGGACTGGGCAGACAGCGACGCGTTCTGGGATGACGATCCCGCCGCGGAGACTGAACCCGCCGCAGAGCAGGAGGAGGCCGAGGGCGCCGAGGCTGACGAGCAGGAGGCGGAGGAGACCGACACTGCCGACGACCCTCACGACGAGGGCGCGGACGACGGAGCCGAGGAACCGGAGGGGCAGCAGGGGGAGAGTGCAGACCAGCGCTTTGAGCTCAAGCACCTTGAGGAGACACGGAGCGTTGACCGCGAAGAGGTTATAAAGCTTGCGCAGAAGGGCATGGATTACGACCGCATTCGAGAGGAACGCGACAGCATCCGCCCGGAACTGCGGCTTTACCGAGAATTCCTCAAGGAGCTTGCCGACGGCTCCGGACTGACCGTTTCGGAGCTGATAGACACGGTTCGGGCACAGCGCCTTGTGGCAAAAGAGAAGGAAAACGGCAAGGAGATGACCGAGGCCGAAGCCCTGATAAAGGTGCAGCGCGAGCGCAGCGAGAAAGCCAAGAGCGCGCCCAAGGCCGAGGAAGAGGCTCCCCCGAAGGAAGAGAAGCCCGCAGAGGCTAGAGCGGAGGACTCCCGCAAGGAGAGCTTCGCACGGTTTGCAAGAGAATTCCCCGACGTCAAGGCCGAGGATATACCCGCCAAGGTATGGCAGGATTTTTCCGCCGGAAAAGGCGACCTTGCGGACATCTACGCGAGACACGAGAACACGGCGCTCAAGGCCAAGATCGCGGCCATGGAGCGCAACGAGGACAACAGAAAACGCTCCACGGGGAGCAGGAAAAGCAGCGGCGCAAAGGCGAAGGACATCTTCGACAGCGCATGGGAAGATTCGCCCTACGACTGATTTTTCGCCTCCGGGAGCCATTAACGGAGGAAATATAAATGGCAACTATAAATCTTATGGACAAGTGGGCGCCTCGCCTTGAGAAGCGCTTTACGACCGGCTCCATCACCGACAAGTGGTGCGGCACCAACTGGGAGTGGACGGGCGTTAACACCCTGAAGACCCTGACTCTGCTCACCGACCCCCTGAACGACTAGAACCCCGCGGCAAACGCGAACCGCTTCGGCACTATGACCGAGGTGGACGACGAGGCCAACTCCTACACGCTGACCAAGAAGCGCAGCTTTGACAAAGCCTTTGACGAGACCAACGTGCAGGATCAGAACTTCCTCAAGAAGGGCGCGGCCTACCTCAAGCAGATGTGGGACGAGAGATACGTCCCTGAGATCGACACCTACCGTTTCGCCCGCTGGGCAGACGGCGCAGGTCTCGGCACTGTCGCTACGGCGGCTATCTCCAAGACCAACATCGTCGAGGCGCTGCTGAACGCTCACGCCGCGCTTGATGACGCGGGCGTCCCGATGGAAAACCGCGTTACCTTCATACGCAGCGACTACGCCGTAAAGTACAAGCTTGCGGACGAGTTCAAGTATGAGGGCGCGAAGGAGTTCATCCAGAAACGCCAGATCGGCGAGGTCGAGGGCAGCCCGCTTATCAAGGTTCCGAAGAACCGCTTCCCGTCCGGCGTGGCCTTCATGGTCAAGTATAAGCAGGCGACGGCAGACCCCGTAAAGATGCGTATGCTCCGCGCAAAGGACGACTCCGACGACCTGTGCGGCGTCCGTATGCAGGGTCTCGTCCGCTACGACAGCTTCGTGCTGGCGCAGAGCGCAGACGGTATCTATGTCTACGGCGAGAACGCAGGCAACGTGCTTCAGGCTCCGACCTTCTCCACCGCCTCAAACAAGGTGACTATCACGAGCGCCGACAGCGCAAGCATCAAGTACACCACTGACGGCACCAACCCCAAGACCTCGGCGACTGCGCAGGCTTACAGCGCGGCTGTGACCATCACGGAGAACACCACGTTCAGAGCATACGCCTACGCGACCGGCAAGACCAGCTCCGCCATCGGCAGCTACGATGCGGTGAAGACCTGATCCAATAAAGGGCAGAGCCTTGCTCTGCCCTTTTTCAAAAGGAGCGAATAAAAATGACGACTGCGCAGGACGTATTTGAAGCCTCAATGGCGCTCATGGACGAGCTGAACGAGGCGAGCGGAGCCGCCGACACGGCGGACACCAAGGAATACAAAAACCGGACGCTGCCTGTCCTCAACATCCTGATAGGCGAGATTTACCCGTATTCCGACACATACAAGAGCCGAAACGCGGGCAAGCGCCCGATCGTAACGGCGATAAGTGATTTTGACAGCAGCATCGGACTTGATGATTACATATGCCGCAGCGTGCTCCCTTACGGGCTGGCGGCACACCTGCTCATAGACGAGAACCCGACCTCGGCAAGCTTCTTCCAGCAGCGCTACGACGAGCTGAAAGCGATGCTTCGGCTGGGCTTCCCGGAGGAATTTGAGCCGATAGAGGATATATACGGCGGGCTGGGCTGCGGCGACTTTGCCCGCTGGTGAAGCGAGGCGGATAAATGGCGACTATAAGCGGCAGCACAAGTGAAAAGATATTCCAGATAAAAGCGTGGATGGGGCTGAACGAGAACCCCGACGGCGACACCAAACTGAAGCTTGGCGAGGCGGCGGCAATGCGTAACTTTGCCATTACGCGAGACGGGAATCTACGCCGCAGACCCGGCAGCAAGAAGATTGCAAGCCTCGGATCCTCCCCAGTACGGGGCATGTGGACGGGCTACATAAACGGCAATGAGGAGTTCATCGCCGCCTGCGGCGGCAAGCTCTGGCGGCTGTGGAACGCGGAGAAGGGAGTCTTCACTGCGACCGAGATAGGCAGCATCGACACCACGAATGAGGTGCACATGTTCGGTTTTTCCGAAATACTCTACCTCATAAACGGCAGCGAATACAAGCAGTATGACGGCACGACGCTTTCGGACGTCGGCGGGTACAGGCCGCTTGTGACGATAGCCGTACCTCCGAGCGGCGGCGGGGAAACGTTGGAGGAGGTAAACAAGCTCGTAGGCACTCGGCGCTGCTGGATATCCCCGGACGGCAAGGCGGTAAAATTCACGCTTCCGGAAAGCGGCTTGCAGAGCCTCGACTATGTGCAAGACCTGAAAACCGGCGAGAATTTGGCGGCGAGCGCATACACGGCAGACCTGACGGCAGGAACAGTGACCTTTACTGAAGCTCCGGCGCTCGGCGTAAACAGCCTTGAGATAGGCTGGACGATGGCGACGAACTTCCGCACACAGGTAAGCTCGATGCGGTACAGCGAGCTTTACGACGGCGCGCAGGACACGCGGGTTTTTCTCTACGGAGACGGGAGCAATCAGGCGATATACTCAGGGCTTGACTACGACGGCAAGCCGAGGGCGGACTATTTCCCAGACCTGAACGTTGTGAACGTTGGCGATGCGAACACGCCCATCACCGGACTGATACGGCATTACTCCACGCTCGTTGCCTTCAAGTCGAGCAGCGCGTGGAGCATACGCACGAGCGAGCTTACGTTGGCCGACGGCGCAACGACGAAAGCCTTTTATGTATCTCCTGTCAACAGGGCGATAGGCAACGCTGCGCTTGGGCAGACGCGCCTCGTGCTGAACTCACCCAGAACGCTGCACGGCAAGGACGCTTTCGAGTGGCGGAACAACAGCAGCTACTCCTCGAACCTGACGGCGGACGAGCGGCAGGCGAAGCGCATAAGCGACCGGATATACGCGACGCTGGGAGGCTTTGACCTTGCGAAATGCTACTGCTGGGACGACAACGACAATCAGGAGTATTACATCTGCTATAACGGCAAGGCTCTTGTGCAGAACTACGCGGCGGACGCTTGGTACTGCTACGACGGCTTTGACGCGGTATGCATGGCGAACTTCCGCGGCGCGCTTTACTACGGCACGTCCGGAGGCGCGATAGAGCATTTAGGCTACGAGCATATCACCGACGACGGGCGGGCTATCGACGCATACTGGGAAAGCGGCTCGATGAGCTTCGGGCAGGATTACATGCGCAAATACTCTGCTCAGATATGGATAGGCATAAAGCCGGAGGCAAACGGCGAAGTGACCGTTACTGCGCAGACAGACAGGAAAAGCACCTACGCCGAAAAGATTGTTGCAAGCCAGATGGCGAGCTTCAGGCGCGCTAACTTCCGGAACTGGAGCTTCGGCACGAACCGCAAGCCGCATATGACAAGGCTGAAGATAAAGGCGAAGAAGTTCGTCTTTTATAAGCTTATATTCATGGCGGCGGAGCCTGACACGACATGCACGATACTTGCGGCGGATATGCGAGTGAGGTTTACCGGATATACGAAGGGGTGAAAAAATGGCATTTACCAAACTGACAGAAGATATTGCATAGATAAGCAAGCTTGACGACGAGCCGAACGACGTTGACGGGCTTTCCGCCGACCAGCTGAAGGCGACGTTCGACAAGGCCGGGAATACCATCAAGAAGTGGATAAACACCGTTCTGCTCCCCGCGCTTGAGGGCAGCGCGGCTGCCGGAAACCTCGGCATAGCGGCAATATCCGGACTTACCGGCATAGCAACTGTGCAGGCGGCGCTGGAAAAGCTTGAAGAGCAGATAAGCGAGGCGGCAGTCGGTACCATTCCCGACGCATCTCTGACCGGGGCGAAGCTTGCGAACAACTCCGTTACCGGAAGCAAGATAGCGGACGGCGCGGTAGGCTCGACGAAGATAGCAGACGGTGCCGTGACTTCGGGCAAGCTTGGCGCGAGCGCTGTAACGGCGGAGAAGATAGCGGCTCTCGCCGTTGCGACTGCGGCTATTGCGGAGCTGGCCATTACCACGGCCAAGATAGCAGACAAGGCCATTACCACAGCGAAGATAGCAGACAAGGCCGTAGGCACTGACCAGATGGACGACAACAGCATTACCGCGGCAAAGCTCAGGAACGGCATCGTGACTGCGGACAAAATCTCGCAGGGTGCGGTGGCCAGTGAGAAGCTGGCGACGAAATCCGTGACTGGCGAAAAGCTGGGGGACGACATCATCAGCACCCTGTTCGGCGGCGTGGTTGTGCTCCCTTATTCCAACGGCGACCTCATAGGTGACGAGCTTCCGGCTGCTGGGACGAAGGGCAGAATTTTCTTCAAGAAGGCATAATCTAATGGGCATTGCATCTTACAGTATCGAATACCGGAACGGCGGCAGTGCCGGAGTTGACGGGCGCTCGCTCGGCAGCACCGGCAACTATAAATACTGGTCGCGGATAACCGTGACCACGGACAGCGCCGGATGCAGCAAGCTCAAAATCAGCATGACGACGGCCTGCTACAACGGTGCGGCAAACACCGCTTATGCGGCTGGAGCGCAGGCCATTGTTTCCACGTCGCCGGAGAACAGTGTGTACACCGGCACAGCGGCAAATCTGGCGGCTTCTCATCCGGCCAACAACACTACATGGCTTTTCGGCGGCGAGATCAGCTGCGACATGCTCCCGAACACGACGTATTACATTTTTGTGCTGCCCGTCTGGACTGCATCAAACAGCTTCACCACGGCGACTTCGAGCTTCACGGTCACGAGCTTGGCAGATTTTGCGGGCGGAATCCGCATAGACAACGGCTCGGACTATGACATGTATCTGCCGTACATAGACACGGGCAGCGCATGGGAGCTTCTGACCCCGCACATAGACGACGGCAGCAGTTGGCACAGCTTGGCATAAGGAGGACACATGACAATATTACAGGGCGACGCATAGCTCATACCGATAGCATTGACAGCTGACGGCGAGCCTGTCACGGACGTTGATATCGAGGCTATGGAGGTCATTCTCGGCGGCATATCCAAGCTCTACCCGGACGAGCTGGGCTACGCCAACGGCGAGTTCCAGTTCCCGCTGACGCAGGAAGAGAGCTTCGCTATGGCAGAGGACAGATACGACCTTCTGATACGGCCTAAGTTTGCCGACGGCACCGTGTCGGGCGTACTCAAGGCAGGGGAGATAGAGGTCGTAGCGACAGACACGAGGAGAGTGCTGTGATGAGAACCGTGACGGCAAAGATGCAGCGGGTGCGGCGGATAAGCGCCAACATCGGTGCAGGCTCACAGCTCGCTCTTGACCTCGGAATAAAGATAACGGCCGACACGTCGCCAAAATATACCGGAGAATATGACGTGCGGCCTAAGACTTACGAGCCGGTGGTGCTGGAGACGAAGGGGCGCTCAATGCTGGACGACGTGACAGTGCAGAAAATCCCGCAGTTCGAAGTTTCAAACGATGCGGGCGGGAAAACTCTTATTTTAGGAGACGAATATTATGGCTGACTAGATAAACAAGGTAATACTCGGCACAGAGGTAAAGCTTGACCTTACGGGCGACGACATAACCGCGGCTGACCTGAAGAAGGGCATCAAAGCGCACGACAAGAGCGGAGCGCCCATCGTCGGCACGAACACGAACGACGCGAACACCTCGGACGCGACGGCGACTGCGGCGGAAATACTCAAGGATAAAACCGCTTATGCGGCAGGTTCCAAGCTGATCGGCACAATGCCGAACAACGGGGCAAAGACACTTGAAATAGCTACCAAGGACGGCGCACCGCCCATTCCCATGGGCTTCCACGACGGCAGCGGCAAGGCGCAGATAGCGGCGGCGGAGAAAGCAAAGCTTATCCCCGAAAACATCCGCGAGGGCATAACTGTGCTCGGTGTAGCCGGTTCTATGTCCGGTTCCGAAGGAATGAAGCCGCAGGCAAAGTCTGTCACTCCGAGCTTCGCAAGTCAGGAGGTTCTGCCCGACAGCGGCTACAATTGCCTGTCCTCGGTGACGGTCGCGGCGATACCTGTTTCAGAAGCGGCCAACGCGGCGGGAGGAATAACGCTCACGATAGGAGGCTGACATGGGAGTAAGCAAAGTCGTCATAGACGACGAAGTCAGGCTTGACCTGACGGAAGACACGGTGACGCCTGAGTCTCTGCTGAAGGGCGTGACGGCGCACAACGCGGCGGGGGAACCGGTGACGGGGACGGTGGACAAGCTGCCGAACCCGAACGCGCTTACCCTCAACGTTGACGGGACTGACACGACATACGACGGCAGCGAGGCAAAAAAGGTAACTATTCCTGAACTGACTCAGGACACAATAAAGGCGGCGCTGGGCTACGCTCCAGCAGACCCCAGCAAATTTCTGCCGCTTTCTGGCGGCAAGCTCACTGGAAACCTTTACGGCAAATACTTCTCCGGTACATGGCTCCAGGCCACGGAGGCAGGGCATCAGACGACACCAGCAACAAGGGTGCCGGTGTTTGACTCTTCGGGCTGGCTCTACTGGCGCTCGCCCGCGGAGCTGAAGAGCGATATGCACGCCGACTACGTGCTCAACGTCAAGGACTACGGCGCAGTCGGTGACGGTGTAACGGATGATACAGCGGCCATACAGGCGGCAATTGACGCGGCAGCGTCTACGCTTGCTATGGCTGTATATATCCCCGCCGGTACGTACATCATCACTACGCCGCTGCTTATACAGACGTACAGCGACAGCGGCACGAGCATCGACGGCGTGAAATGGTGGGAAGGCCGTGCGCCCTCGCTGATAGGCGAAAACAAGTCCACGGCCATTATCAAGAAGACCGGCGACGGCAAGCGTACAATGCCCGCTGCGGCGAGCTGGGCAAACGGCTGGGGCGATATAGACTCTGTTATCATCATCGGGCGTGAGGACGGCACGGATAAGGGCACAGGCGTCTGAATATCAAACCTGAATATAAAGAACGCATCCGGCAACGCGGAGCACTGGGGCATCTACGGCGACCGCAGCCGGTGTCTGATCGAGCACTGCAACATACGCACGGGCAGTCACGGTATACGGCTACACAGCTTCTTCAACCGGCTTGCCGATCTTTATCTGGTCTGCACGTCGCAGGCTATAAACATAGACTACGGTACAAGCACCGTGATCGAGAGGGTATTTTGCAGCGGCGCGGCGAATCCCTACATCATCAAAACTGCATACAGTACGCTCACCGAGGTCTGCTGCGACGGCGGCACGGGTACGATTTTTGACGTCACAGGCAACGGCGTAACGCTCATGAGCTGCGGCACAGAGTCGGCAGACGCGGACGTCTGCATCTCGGCAGGGGCAGACAGCAACATCGCCGTTAACGGCTTCTATGCTTGGCGGCAGACGACCGGCGTCGTTCTCAAGCTGGCGAGCAAGGCGACAGTTACAGTATGCGGCTTGCAGCTCTACGAGCGCAGCGCGGCTACCTACAATAATACGTTCCTCGTGGACGCGGCGAGCACTGGCTCGGTCGTGGGGCTGGCGCTGATAGGCTTCAGCATCATCCGCACGTCCGGCCGGACAGGGCAGCTGCCGACGCTGTTCAAGACGCTTCCCGCGGCGGACTCCAAAATCTTCCTCGCCACGGACGGGCTGGCCGGTTACTACTACCCCACGGCGGCGGGGCTTGTGCCCTATGACGGCTATGCATCCGGCAACCGGCAGTATTTGGCCGACAACATCGCGCTCCCGAATCAGGGCGGCGTACTGGACGCGGACAAATACTACACGGGGCTTTCGGTGTGGGATCCTGCGCTTGGTAAGCCCAAATGGTGGACGGGTTCTGCGTGGTGGACTCCGGCTGTCGCTCCGGTCACACCGTCGGACACGACCTTCATTGAGGCCAGCGACGGACACTACGAGACACAGCCGAACTTTACCAACCTTGCGGTGCAGACCGACCCCGACTATAAGCTTCAGACGCGACTCAGCGGTTCGGGCACGGAATCCACCGACGTACGTACCTACACGATGGAGACATCGGGCTATATCCCGTGCAAGGCCGGTGACATTATCCGCGTCCGGTGTACTGCTGGTACTTTTGAGAGCGGAGGCGGCAGCATCTGGCCGATAGCCGTGCAGTACAACAGCAGCAAGGCGTCCATCGGCGCTGTGACGTACAAAGGAACATCAGGCACTTCATACGACGCCGTATTTGATGCGGACGGCAAAGGCTTCAAAATCACTATTGTCAGCGCATCGACTGCATACATCCGTATCGTCGGCAACGGCGACCCGAGCGGGTTTGTGGTGAGCAAAAACGAGGAGATCACCTATAAGCAGGTATGGGTGGGCGAGCCGATGCACTTCACCGGCGACGTCAAACAGAACATGGAAAACGTGTACTTGCAGGCTCCCAACGGCAGCCTGTACACGCTGGCGGTGGACAACAGCGGCAATCTTTCGGTAAAGGCGTTTACGTCATGAGGAGGGCAATATGAGCAAGACAAATACAGGACTCGTAGAATATGCAAAGGCACAGCTTGGCAAGCCTTACTGGTGGGGCACCTTCGGGCAGACGGCGAACGCCGGACTGCTCGCAGCCAAGCGGCAGCAGTACCCCGGCTATTACACGGCCGGAGATTTCCCGACGCAGTACGGTCAGAAGGTGCATGACTGCGTCGGCCTTATAAAGGGCTATCTTTGGTGCGACACACCAAACAGCGAGCCTATATACAAGGCGGCGCAGGACGTCGCAGTAAGCGGGCTGTATATGGCCTGCCCTGAAAGCGGCAGCATCGACACTATGCCTGACATACCGGGCGTATGCGTGTTTATGCGGGACATGTCCCACGTCGGCGTTTACATCGGCGATGGCTATGTCGTAGAGGCAACCGGCCACGCGCGTGGCGTCGTGAAATCCAAGCTTGCGGGGCGCGGCTGGGGACTGTGGGGCAAGCCCCGCTGGATAAGCTACGAGGCTGCTGCCACTCCAGCACAGCCCGCACAGACCACCACACAGGCGACCGCCTCAACGCTGACCGTCACCGGCCTGCCGCTGCTGCGCTATGGTGACAAGGGCGAGTTCGTCCGCTCGGCGCAGCTGCTTCTCATCGGGCGCGGCCATTCATGCGGATGGTACGGCGCCGACGGCGAGATAGGGCAGGACACCTATAATTCAATCATCGCTTTCCAGCGGGCATCCGGCTTGCAGCAGGACGGCATCATAGGCGCTCAGACTTGGGCGCGGCTGATAGGAGGTTAACATGGCAAGCTTTGAGGAAACCTACCAGAAATACAACGACCAGCGCACCGGGGCGATAAACAACATGTACGACGCCCAGAAGGACGCGACGCTCAGCCAGCTTGAGAGCGCATAGAACCAGAACCGGCAGACGCAGGAGGAGGCCAAGAACCAGATAGCGCCGACGTATCAGCAGAGGGCGAATGACCTCGCGGTACAGTATGAGCGCAACCGCCGGAACTTCAACCGGCAGGCGGCAGGCAGCGGCCTCAACACCGGCACGGCATCGCAGGCGGCACTCGCACAGAACAGCACTTGGCAGCGCGACTACGGCAACCTCCGCACGGCGGAGGCGGACGCACTGACGGAGGCTGACCGGCAGATGGCGGCGCTTGAGACGCAGTACAAGTCCGCAGTTGCTCAGGCGATAGCCGAGAACGACTACAACCGCGCAAAAGCGCTCATGGACGAGTACGGCAATCAGGAGTCCCGCGACGCGACAATGGCGAAGATACTTGCGGGCTACGGAGACTTCAGCGGCTACGCAAAGCTTTACGGCGACGACGCTGCAAACAACATGGCACAGTATTGGATATACTCGAACCCGCAGCTTGCTTACAGTATGGGCAAGATAAGCGCAGATGAGTATGCAAGGCTGACCGGAAAGCGCACCGGCGGAAAGGCGGCCGGAGGCAAAACGCTCAGTGAGGCTTTCGCTGATGATAAATATGGGCAGGATTATACCAGCAACGGCCTTAATCTCACGTATATGATGGAACTCGTCAATAAGGGCGACACGCTTTCAGCTCTCAGGCAGGCAGAGGCTTTCGCCGCAGATGCCTACGCAAACCCCGACAAATACACCGACTCTCAAATTGAGCGAATGGCCGAACTCAAAAGAATGGCGCAGAGAGGTCAGAAAATTAGTGGTTCGGTTGGCGGCGGGCGAAATCTCGACGCACTTAGATAATAGAAAGGCGGCATTATGGCAAGTAGAGAAGAAAACCTCCGATACCTTGCGGGCGGCAGTTTGCCAAAAAATACTGGAGTCACAAACGGCTCCAGTATTACCAGCACCAAGGGAGCGCAAACTGACGGGTAGGACGAAAAAGCTCGACGCAGAGAAGAAAATCTCAGATACCTTGCTACACCTGCGGAGGACATAATTCCGAAAAATCAGACCGTTGAGAGTAGCAGTTTTATGAGCAAGAGTGGCAACAGCTCGGTTGCCACACCCCCGACCGCAGATTATACCCAGCAGCGCGCGAAGCTGCAAAAGGAGCTTGACCGGCTCGACAACGCCGCTGCATACGTGACGACCACGGAGCAGAGCGACGAGATAGACGCGCAGCGCAAGCCCATAATAGAACAGCTGCGCAAGCTCGACGAGGCGGAGGGCAAGACCGGCGTATACACCGGCGGCGACCGGCTGAAAAACGCCCTCGGCAACGCGAAGCTTGCAACTCAGCAGGGCTTGACGCAGGCTGACCACCGGATAGCCCAGACCGCCGACTGGCTCTTCGGCGGCATCGCCAAGGAGGGCAAGGCGCTTGTGAACGCTACCCTTCAGACGATAAACCCCAACTGGGGCTTCGAGGACGAAGACCCGTGGATTACGAGATATAACAAGCGCGGGACTGAGGTGCTGGCACAGAACGACGCCGTAGCCCAGCGGCGCATTGAGGAAGGCAAGCTCAACAAGACCGCTTGGAAGTATGCCCCCGAAGTCGTGGCCGCTATCCCCGACGCTGTGCTGGCCTTTGCGACAGGCGGCGCGAGCACCGGCGCACAGGCGACGAGAGCGGGGCTTGAGACGGCTTCGGCCATAGCGCAGGGCAGCAGCGCGGCGCAAAAGCTCATCCCAATTGCGGACGCTACGAAGAACACGATGAAGTCTCCCGCGTGGTTGAGCGCCTTTGCGCAGACCGCGGGCGGAAGCTACGAGGAGGCACTGGCCGACGGCGCGACGGAGGAGCAGGCGAACCTCTACGCGCTCCTCAACGGCTTTGCGAACGCCACGATTGAAGTCGGCGGTACTGACGAGGCGATGGGCGGTATTCAGAAGCTGCCGCAGCAGCTCAGAGACGCGCTCGAAAAGGGCAACAAGAACGCCGTCATGCAGTGGGTACGGAGCCCGGCGGGCGAGGCGATAGAAGAAGTGCTTCAGGGTATGGCCGAGAAGGGGCTGCGCGGACTTTACACCGACGTCCCGCTTTACTCGGATACTGACGAGAACGCGGTAATAAACCCGAAGCGCGCCAAGGAAGAAGCCCTCGGCGGACTCATCGTCGGCGGTGTACTCGGCGGCGGGCAGATGGCCATACAGTCCGCTATCAACAGCGGCAGGGGGCAGAACGCGAACGGCGCCCAGACGGCGCAGGAGACGCAGAACGCGGCGGGGGATATCTCCGCACCGCCCACGCAGGAGAACGCCGACACGGGCGCTTCTGCGCGGTTAAACTCCGACGTACAGACCGACGTGGACTCACAGAACGCAGAGGGCATAAAAAAAGCAGCCTCCGAGGCTGCAAATGCCGATATAGCAGGAGGCTCGCGCGTCGCCAATGCCGAAGCCTCTACCCCCGACATGATACTGGCGGCGCAGACCGAGGAGACAGAACAGAGCGTCGATTATGACACGGGGCGCTATAACCGTGCCGCAAAAGCGGAGAGTCAGGGCACGCGCATAAGAGGCTTTTCGGAAAATGTTGCGACTGACGAAGCGATGAACGAGGATCTGCGAGAGAGCCACAGGGAATCTCCGGACACTTACGAACCTCTTGCCAACAAGGACGTGCTTGCCAAGGCAAACGCCATATACGCAGAGGGCTTTGACTCGGCGCGCAGCAAACTTCAGCAGGCGATAGGAGCGGCAAATAACGGGCAGAAGCTTGCCCCTGAAATGCTCCCGCTGGGGAGAATGGTTGCAAATGAGCTTGCCAAGACCGACTTGAAGGCGGCGAGGGAGATAACGTCCGACCTCGCGGTCGAGCTGACAAAGGCGGGACAGTTTATACAGGCGGCAAAACTCCTGCGCCAGACAGGTGCAAGTCCGCTTGACGTCATGGAGACCATCGCCAAGGGGCTCGCGGAAATAAACAAGGCTGTTGCAGAGCAGTACCCACGCAAGGCGGCAAAATGGGAAGCCGCGCTCACCGACGCAGAGATAGAGCAGATACAGAACACGGACTTCAAGCAGGACGGTGCATTTGAAAGTGTTTACGAGCAGGTGATGAAGGCGTAGGCGAGGAAATGCCCGCGGGACTCTGGGAAAAGCTGACGGAGATACGCCGTATCGGTATGCTGCTGAACCCTAGAACGCAGATCAAGAACATCGCGGCGAATATCCCCATGATGGGAATGCGCAAGGTCTCCGAAAAGCTCTCAGGTGCGATACAGGACGGCCTCACGGCAGTCGGCTGGATGGATAAGGCGGAGCAGACCCGCACAAGCTACGTAAGCGACGCAAAGAAAGAGCTTGCGCGGCGTGTATATGACGAGGTCAAGGACGATATCAAGGGGCAGTCCAACAAGTGGGACATGCGGCAGGACATCAACAAGTACCGCACCTACTTCAAGAAGGGAGCTATTCAGAAGTTCATAGAACGCAAAGTCGGGAAAGAGATGCAGCACAGCGTACTTGAGAGCACGCGGCAGCTCACATACGAACTCCTTGAAACGGGCGACGCACCGTTCGTAAAGAGCGCATTTGTCGACAGCCTTGCGCAGTATTGCGCGGCGCAGGGAATACACAACCGCGCCGACGTGACGCAGGCGGCGATAGACTTCGCCACAGCAAACGCGATGGAAGCGACCTTCAAGAACGCTAACGCAATCGCAACGGCGCTGAACAACCTGAAACGCAATTCCTCGGTAGCTTCCGCGGCGCTAGACGTGCTGCTTCCATTTACGACTACACCGGCGAACATAATGCAGCTCACGCTCGACTATTCCCCCTTGGGCTTTTTCAAGGCGTTAGGCTCTAACATCATGGGCAAAAGCACAATGGCGCAGCGCATAGACATGATATCAAAGGCGACAACCGGCTCGGCGCTGATGGCGCTCGGTTTTGCACTCCGGGCAATGGGCAAGATAACAGGCGCAGAGCCGGATGACGAGGACGAGGCCGAATGGCAGAAAGCCAACGGCTGGCAGGCGTATTCCTACCGCGGCGAGGATGGCGACTGGTATTACGCTTACGACTGGGCGCAGCCCGTAGGCAGTATGCTTGTATTCGGGTCTGAAATATATGACGCTATTCAGGGGCGCGAGGACTGGCGCGATGCGGTATTCAACGCCGTTTACGCTTCCGGCGACTCTGCACTCAACATGTCGCTCTTTCAGAACATACTCGGAGTTCTGAAGGGAACGGGCAGCCCCACCGAAAAGGTGCTGGAAGAGATCATAACCGGCGGCGCTACACAGTTCCTCCCCGGAATTGCGGGAGCTATTGCCCGCACCATCGACGAGACGAAGCGCTCGACCTACACAGGCGGCGACGTGATAGACGACACGAAAGCGCGGCTTCAGGCGAATACGCCGTTTGCATCAAAGAAGCTGCCGGCAAGCGTGAACGTGAAGGGTGAGGAGAACACACGCGGCAACTTGGGGGAACGCATACTCCAGAACTTCATAAGCCCCGGCAACTTCAGCAAAGGCAAGGGCAAGAAGACCGACGTCGACACGGAAATAGAGTCCCTTTATGCCGAGACGGAAGACAACAGTATTTTCCCGCGCAAATCCCCGTACAAGGTGAGCTATGACGGCGAAACCTACACTTTCACCGGCGACGAGCGGGCGGACTTCCAGAAGATACAGGGCAGCAAGTATTATGAGCTGGCATCGAAGCTCATTGCAAGCGACCTCTACCGTAATGCCTCCGGATATGACAGGGCAAAGATGCTGGCGGAGATTTCGAGCTTTTCCCTCGACGCGGCGAAGCGCGACTTCTTCAAGGACAAGGACGGCGTTGAATACTCAAGCGACAAGTACGACTCCATTTACGAGAGCGGGACAAAGAACGCTTGGGAATACCTCGGAGCGAAGACGGCGTTCACGCAGGCGAAGAAGCAGAACGACTACTCGGCGCAGGACAAGTTTCTCAAGGTCTATGACCAGCTGACGGCGGGGACGAAGCGGATGCTTGAAAACTCATCGGCGACGGCGCGCATGGACGACATGGCCGAGGCTTACGAGAAGGGCGGCATCCGCGCCAAGGAGTGGAACACCGTATACGAGAAGTACAAGGAGCTCAACGGCACGAAGCGCAGCGGCTACACGGCATCGGGCAAGGCGACGGACTTTGAGGCGTGGATGGAGCGGGAGGGCTTCACCCAGAACCAGCGGAAGATACTCACCGACCAGTTCACGTTTTTCAGCCAGATTCCGGGCGATGCGGGGCGCTACAACTCCCTGAAGGGCGCCGGGTTCGACACCGACAGCGCATACGCGATATACGACAAGGTGTCGTCGCTGACTGCGCCGACGGGCGAGAAGACCGTGAAGGACTGGCAGAAGCTTGAGGCCATAAACAGCCTCGACCTGTCGGGCGAGGAGAAGATAAAGGCGCTCAGCGTGTACTACCCGCCGAACGACGACGGCAAGGAGGACGCCATGGTTCGCCGCTACAAGGCGGCGGAGGAGCAGGGGATTTCCTTTGCGACGTGGACAAAGGCGATGAAGATCATCGCCGGTGCGGACGGCACGAGCCGGAAGGCGATATTCGCGGCGGTACAGGAGGCGGGCTACACCGAGACGGACGCGCAGATTATCTACGACATCTGGAAGCACTCGTGAGGGGGCGGGGTGCGGATTCCCACGTCACTTCGCGGCAAGGCTTTGGGACTGACGCAATAAACAGCCCACGGATTTATTCCGTGGGCTGTTTTACTATCTTGAAAGCTCCTCGATGTTCACGAGCCACTTCACAAGTATCTCGGTCAGAAACTCCTGCGTGGTGCAGCCCTCCTCATCAATGAGGGCGCGCACCTGACGATAGAGATCATCGGGGAGGTAGACAACGAGCCGGTGAGGCTTACGGCGGTTCGGGACTTTGTGCCCGTCATGCTCACCGACGAAGCGCTCGGCCAAGTGCCGCTCGGCGGCGGGGAGGAGACGGACGCCGTATTTTTCGGGGTTATCTACCATGGACTGCGTTGCCTTGCCGTACTTCGGGTACAGCTCGCGCAGGGCGGAGATCATATCCTTACCGGAAACGGAGTTGGTCTCCCGGAACTGCTTATAATCCATTGTTTTTCTCCTTTCGCTTTTCTAAGACGCGATATGTATCGCCATAGGCGGCGCGGCCGCAGAACTGGCAGGGCTTCTTCTCCGGAGCGCTCTTCGACTCGACCGGCTCAAGCTCCAGCAGCAGCTCCGTTTTGCACTTGGCGCAGAGGTAAAGCGTCACTGCACTGCCCTCCCTGTAAGAGAGTCGAGCGACAAGCCCAGGACGTCGGCTACCGAACAGGCATCAAGCAGGTTCGGATATGATTCGTCCGTCTCCCACTTATGGAGCGCCCGGACGGGGATGTCCGCGAGCTCGGCGATTTCCGAAAGCGACTTGTGACTGCGGATAACGGCGGCGGACAGGAGCTGCCCCAAGGTCTTGCGCGGAGTGCGCAGGGCGGGGACGATATCGCCGAGGGACACGCGCAGAGCGCCCGAAAGCTTCGCCACCGTGTCGGTATAGGCAGTGCCGCGGCGGAGGAGGCGGGACAGGTTTGACGGGTCTGTGCCGAGGGCACGGCAGATATCCGCCTGTGACAGGTCTTGCAGGCGCATTTCAGTTTTGATGCGCTTGACGTCAAGATCGTATTTCATCTTCCGGTACTCCCGAAGCCGTTGGAGCTGCGCTCGGTCGGGTCAAGGGCTTCCACCTGCTTCAGGGCAGGGTACAGGACGGGCATTATAACGAGCTGGGATATCTTATCGCCCTTGTGAATATCATAGCCGACGGAGCTGTGATTATAGAGCTTGACGCGGATGGAGCCGGTGTAGCCCGCGTCGATGACGCCCTCGGAGAGAATGTCGTGCTTGACATTGAGGCCGGATTTGCTCTTTATCATGCCGACGGTTCCGGGCGGGAGCGCGATATGTACGCCGGTGTCGATGGTGATGGTATTGCCGCCCCAAAGGATGGTATCTATGGGGCTGAACAGGTCGAAGCCCGCGTCGAACTTGTGCGCCTGACGGGGCATATATGCGCCGGGGTCCAGGACTACTTCAAGCGTTGGTTTATACATGCTGTTCCTCCTTGACATTTGTATTTCTGCCGAGATTGCGGCGGGCATATTCGGCGAGGAGCAGCGCTTCCGCCATGCCGTCGTTTTCTATCCGGCATCTGGGGCTTGCCAGCAGCGACACGCCGGGGAAGAGCCGCTGGGCGGCACGGATGCTGGTGCGCTTATCGCTCGTGACGCCGAAAGCCTTTTTCCATCTCTGAGGCGGCACAAGCTCATACGGGAAGCGCAGAGCTTCGAGTATGCCCTGTATCCACCCGAAGCCGCAGCCGAAGTTAAACATGCTCGTGACGCCCTGCCCGGGCATTGCGGCGACCTTCTCAAGGGCGACTATGCTTTTACCGGAGTCTGTGTCCCGCAACACGTCGAGATAGCCGCTCTCGCTGAAGGGGACGACGAAGGGGGCTGGGGCTTCCGTATCTATGACGGCAAGTGCTCCTTTCTTGCCGGGGTCTATATTCCGATGAATATCATCGGGGCATCACCTCCCAATGAAAACCGTAAGCCTTCGATCTATCAGCTCTTATTACTTGCAGAATGTGGTCGCCCCTCTTGGGAATACCGAACATTCTTCTTGCGGCCTCACGCGCCGAATGGAACACCTCGCCGGTTTCAATGCAGCGGACGTTAACGTTTCGCGTTTTCAGCCCATGCGCATAAGCATCATAAGTGTTCTGCGAATACGTTCCCCACTCCAAATTGCTTTTCTCGTTGTTCCACGGCTGGTCGTCTTTGTGCATTACAACATTCTTCTCTTCGCTTCTACCATCAACAAAGTTAATTGCTACGAGACGGTGTACTGGGTAATTTTTGTGGTTTACTGTCACGTACTTGTAGCCGTTCTTATCCGACCATTGTCCGACCGGCTTCAGAACTTCACCGCTTTCCGTGATGTAAAGACCTGTTTCCTTGTCTTTTACTACTTGTATCATTCATCCTCCTATATGCACTTATCGAACTTCGTGCGGGCTTGTCGTATGCACTGGCTTACCCACTGGCGGGAAACGCCTATGCGGGCGGCTATCTCCCTTTGAGAGTAGCCGCAATAGGCGAGCTGTACGACCTGACGCTCTCTATCAGAGAGGGAGGCAAGGAAAGCCTTGCTGTCGAGCCAGCCTGTATCGGGCTGGACGCCGTACATCTCATGCAGGGGCGAGCCTTCTCCGTCCATCGCCTGCGCGTCGAGCGGGATAAGAGGCGCGGGCGGCGTCCTGTATTGCAGGTTGGCCATCATATGCAGGCGGCGTATCTCGTTGAGGATATACCGCACGGCCAGAGCGTAGAGACTGCCGCGCGACGGGTCATAGGCGCAGCAGGCGCGCCAGAAGGCAAGGTGGGCTTCCTGCATGACGTCATCGTCAAAGAGATACTGCCGGTAATACTTCTTGACGACATCCCCGACGGTTCGCCGGTTTTCGAGGTAAAGCGCCTCGGCCTGCGCCCGCTCTGACGGGGAGGGGGGAGCTGTGCTGTTACTCATCACCGCGGCTCCCTCCGATAATGAAGGCCATTATCAAGGCGCCAAGCGAGCCGCCGAGGATAAACGCCGCGAGCGCCCATAGCCAATGTATCATGTGTTTCTCCTTTCTTCTTCAAGCCGTTGCATTATCTTGTCCTGCTCTGCTTTCGCAGTTGCAATTGCTTCCTCCCGCTTCGCGCGAATTACTTGTTCCATGTCCTCGCAGAACGCTTGCAAAGCAATGGCGTCGCGCTTGTTCTTTTCACGCTCACGAATATTTGCTTCGGTGCGTCTTCGCCAATGTTGATATATGCGAGTGTCTGCCAGCGTCGGGAAAAAGAATGTTATGCGTCCAGAACGGGTGTGATATATAAAGCCGCGGTAGAATAACTCAAACCTTTCTGGCGCTAAATCATAGAATTTGCGAAAGCGAGAAAACGCCATTGTGGGTTGGCCGCTGACGTTATCTTCATCTGGCGTTAGGTAGTGTCTGGCAACGAGGATAATTATAACAATTGCGGGGATTATTACCCAAAAAATCACTTCGAGCAGATGTCAACCCCGCCTTTCCCTCCACTTGCAGCCGTTGCAAGCTCCGTCGTGCTCGTGGGTATAACACCCGCACAGGCGGCACAGCTCGTTTACGGCTGCCCTGAACTCCTCACGGGAAACAGCCTCGACAGTTGGAGCATTCACAATTTCAGTAAGGCAGTCTTCTTTAGCTTCCCTCGAATCTTCGTATGGGGCAGGGACGCAGCCCTCAATGATGTCGTATAATTTATCAGCGTCAATCAGGCGCATTTTCTTCACACCTTTCAAAATAAAACACTATCGGCTTTTCGTATTCCATGACGTTGCCATAAACAACACCGACTTTGTAAATGTAGTTTTCGCGGAGCTTACGCGGGATTTCCTGAATGTATCTACGAAACGTTTCAAGGCTATTCGCCCTCTTGTAATGGTTACACATCCGGCATGACGGCATAAGGTTTGATATATCGTCTGTCCCTGCATCCTCAATGCCCCAAGCTCTTAAAGGTTGGAAGTGATCTACTTGCATATCCTTATAGGCAATCTTTCTGCCGCAGTATGCGCAGTGCCCATCGTATTTTTGATAGACGGCTTCACGGACTTTTTTACTTATCGCCATCTGCTTCACCGCCCATTCTCGCCCCATAAGCGCAGTAAAAATTATCGTCGACCTCACAATCCGCAAACGGATAATTGCAATGCGCACAGTATCGACTATCACTAATGCAGCAACTGTATTTGCAGTCCTTGCACTGCGTTACCGGGACAAACCTCGCCGAGTCTTCGACAGGCAGTCTTTCAAAATCCGCAATCACATCTTCGAGACATTCGGCGTAGATGATGCTTTCGCCGCCGTTTTCGTCGGCATCTTTTTGTGCTTCATCAGCCATCTGCGTGAGGAATTTTAATGCTCCCTTTTTGTTAATGTATTCAGCCATTGTCAGCCCTCCTGTTCCAAACCTCAGTGGCTTGTTCTTCCGTGTCGTAAATATGCACACCGCCCAAAATTCCGCCATCGCACTCATAGCTTGCAATCGGGCATTCCGGGTTTTCCTCGTGAGCGTGGTGAAGCATAAAGCCAAGCCCACTATAGGGATTTTCTCTATATGCCTCATCATGCAGATTCCCTTCGTCATCACACAAAACAATGCTAACTTTACCGCCGCAGAACGGACATGGTTTCAATTCAGCCATAATTTACCTCCTATACTTCTTGACCCCGATTTCGATTTTGCACCGCCAGCACAGCCACGCAAAGGCAATGGCGATAACCGGGTAGCCGTAATAACGGCGCTCATTTATCCAGCCGAATGTTGGTATCAACAGGAATTCGTCTGTTGTTTTTGCCGCCTTAAATCTCATTTTTATTCTTCCTCCTTTGTTTCAGGTTCAGGGAAACGAAGCTTTGTCACCGCCATCGGGAACTCCTCAATCTCCGATGCCCAACGCGCCGTATAATCGCCGTGTGTCTCCTGCCAGACCAACGGAAAACCTCCTATGCCGTCAAAGAGCGAGCCGAGAGTAGCGTGTTCGGGCAGATACCTTGCCATTCGGCGCGTCATCCATCTCCAATAGGGCAGCGCGATAGAATTTCCGAGCGCCTTATATTTCGGCGCGTCAGCTTCTTTGTGCCTCTTCCCTTTGCTGTCTGTCCAATCGCCAAGGTTGACCCAGTTATCTGGGAAGCCCTGTAGCCGGGTACATTCAAGAGGTGTCAGACGGCGAACGAAAAGGGACTCTCTCACAACATTGTTGAGGTTGAGCGAACAACCGCTTTCTTTCGCTTGCAGCGTACCATTGACCTCGCTTTCCGTGCCGTTTCTGCAATCCACAGCACGACGTACCAAGCCGCCTTGCTGTGTGGCCATGCAGAAAAGCGTCTGATCGTTGCCCGTACCAAGCGTTCCGCTTTTCTCCGTCTGCACTAACGCGCCTTTTCCTCCTCCGTCACAGCCCCCCCTGATGCGGACTGCATAAGAAGCGCCTGCTTCAGCAGCTTCGGCAGGTCTTTCCCCCGACGCTCCGCTCTCCGCAAAATCCCTTGACAGGCTTTCGCCGAAAGGTAATATTTGCGGTCGGGGTTCTCCTCTAAAACCTGTGACAGTTTCGTTATCGCCGGGGCGTTCGGTTTCTCCGACACGTTCAAACACAACGTCGCCTGCGGTGTAGCCGTTAAAGTCTGCCACAAGGCAAATTCTTCGGCGGCGTTGCGGGACTCCCCAGTATTGCGCGTCATGGGTTCGCCACGCGACGCTCCAACCGTCTCCGATGATAAATCCTGCTTTCTGCCACTTCCTGTTCTCAGGTCGAGGTATAACAACGTCTGGTTCGACGATGCGCACAAGCTCCTCCAAAACGGTTTGGAAGTCTGCCCCCCCCGTTACTGGCGAAAGCTCCAGGCACGTTTTCCCAGACCATGTACCGAGGTCGAACAAGCTCGCCTGTCCTGCCATTGCCTTTGTCGTGTTCTCTCATCTCCTTTACAACTCTTATCTGCTCCATGTACAAGCCGGAGCGCTTACCCGCAAGCCCCTTGCCTTTTCCCGCAATGGAAAGGTCTTGGCACGGCGAGCCGCCTGTGATGCACCAGACAGGCTCAAGCTTTGCGCCGTTAAGTTTTGTTATGTCGCCAGCGTGTATCATGCGTTATTCCCTCGTTTTTGTTCCCTTGTAGGCTTTACGACTCTGGGCTTCATATCACCACAGAGTCTTTCCTCTTCGCCAGAATCTTGCCCATAATGCCCGCCTCTTCCAGCGGTACCTCGCGGATGACCAGCGCTTTAGGGGCGCGGACTTTACCGGTTTCATACAGCGGCACGACTATCTCGTCTGCGTCGGCCTCAAGCTCCAGCAGCGCTATATCGCCCCAGCCTCGCCCATACGCAGCAGACCATCCCAGCGTCGCCATGTGTATTCCCTGCCCGCAATCTTCCGCGGGGTCGATGGTTAACCCATTTGCCTCGGCGACCGCGCCGATGGTGTATATAAAATAGTTATCCCAATCGGCAACGTATTTGCCATCGCGTTTATGTACGGCCTTATACAGTCTGATTTTGCCGTCGGTTATGGTGATGCCGTTCGCCGACGCCCAATCGGTGATATTGTCGGGGTTGTACACAATGCGGGCATTGCCGGAGACCTTTATGTTGCCTCTTCTATGCGCGTCAACAACTTGGCTGTTGCCATACGCACAAACGGAGCTGTTGCCATACGCACAAACGGAGCTGTTGTCATACGCATAAACGGAGCTGTTGCCATTTGCCCAAACGGAGCTGTCGCCATACGCCCGAACGGAGCTGTTGCCATACGCACAAACGGAGCTGTTGTCATGTGCCCAAACGGAGCTGTTGCCATACGCCCGAACGGAGCTGTTGCTATTTGCCCAAACGAAGCTGTTGCCATACGCCCGAACGGAGCTGTCGCCACTCGCCTCGACGGGGCGCAGATACTTTTTGCTCACGACTGCGAGGCTGTTCGGCGTGCCGAGCTTTATGATTATTCTGCCGTTGTAATCTGCGGGTATCGCGTCAAGCTCTGCCTGACTGGTAACTATTTTCTCGTCCATATGCGTTCTCCTTAAATTTTCTCCAGGATGTCCTTCAGCTCGCCCATGTCGATCTGCTCCACGGGGCGGGCTTCGTATTCGGCGCGGGAAACGACGCGGTTGCGCGAGCTGGGAAGAGGCGGAAGCCCCCAGCGGTTCCGGCTGCATTTCCGGATGGTAAGCGCCCAATCGCGCCAACCGTTGCGATTATGCGTCGCCTGCGCGCTCTCGTCCACGTACTGGATACAGCGGGCAAGCTCCTCTTCGCCGAGTGCCGCTTCCAAGGCGGCGAACTCATCGTCAGTCAGCTTGACCCATTTGTATTTCCCATGCGAGCGGCGCGCCTCGCGCGCATTCTCTTTCGTATTCGGATTCTCTTTTGGATTCGTATTTGGATTCGTATTCTCTTTGGATTCAGGCGGTGAGTCACCGTGAGTCACGGTGGATGACGGTGAATCAGCAAGTTCGGGCGCGGGGAAGCGGGATTTCTTGGTTTGGATTCTCTGGTGCGACTCCCATGTTGGGAAGTATAGGTAGGGCTTTCCGTCTACTTTGTAGAGGCCAACGCAGCCTATACCCGCCAAAGCTCTCAGAGCGGCATCTATGTCCGTGACCGTTATTCTGTCCCGCAGGGGGAAGCAAGACCCTTTTATTATCGCGGGTCTTGCGTCACCCCGGCCAAAGTCATCCACATACGTAATCAACGAAATCCAGAGCCGGAACTGGAAGTCCGTCATCTTATTCACGTCTTCCGAGCTGTGAATGCTTTCCTTGATTATTCTATTTGGCATATCGCACCGCCTTTACAGACGGCAGACTGCCGTTATGCGGTCTGCTCATGGTTCATGCGTCGTGAAGGATTTCTTCAACGTCGGCGATGGTGCGTGTGAGTTCCTTTACCCGCTTTTCGAGCGCTTCACGAGCTGACCGCTCGACATCGAGCTTTCTTTTCAGCTCGGCGACCTCACGGGCAGCGCCGAAGAGGGCTTTTGCACTGGCTTCATAGCGTTCCTGAAGCTTACGGAAGGTTTTATTCGTTACCATTTTCATTTTCCTCTCTGTCGTTTATCAAAAGGGCAACTCTCCGAGGGAGTCATCGGGCAGCTCATCGAAGCCCTCGGCGGAGACGTCCTGCGCCTTATATGCGGGGTATGACATGGTGGGAGTTATGCGGGCATTGACGTTTACTTCGTCGCGCCAGTTGCCGCGCGGGTCTTTGCGGGAGGTGAACTTGACGGACTGGATAGCATCGACGCGGAAGCTGCCGCCCTCGGTGACGCCGGAGGGCGAATTGGTCGGCCAGATGGTGATCTGCTTGCGGCCTTTGCCCTCCTCCTGAACTACGACAAGCTCGTAATTATCACCGGAGCGGGCGCGGACGGCGGAATAGGTCTCGCCGGTTTTCAGCTCAATTGGCATTTGCTTCGCCTCCTTCATCTGCTCCCGCGAGGGCGGAGAGCTTTTCACAGATGGACTCATAATCCTTCTGCCTTATGTCCTTGGTGCTGGCAAAGCCCATGGCGACGATGCGCTGCTTGGCCTGCCCGGAGGTCAGCCCTGCCTCGCCTGCGATGGCGTAAAGGCGCATGATCTGCTTCTTTGTGATGGGGCTTTCGGGGTCGGTCGGGGCGATGACGGCCTCGGCGTTCTGCATGAAGTCCTCGTTCTCCATATCCTGAGAGAACATACCGGAGCAGCCGGAGAGGGCTATTGCCGCGCCGACAAGGGCGCGCTTCTGCGCCATTTTGAGAGTGCCGTTTGCGGCGTCCCACGGAGAATTGAAGCCGTTGCGCTTCTCGCTGGTATTCGCGGAGCCGTAAGACGAGGTGATGATGTACTCGGTGCCGTCGATGATCTTGACGAGATCACAGCGGACGGCATAATAGAATAGGGGGTCTTTGCCGATCTGCTCGATCTTGCTTTCGATGGTGTAATGCTGGGTGAGACCGTAGGCAAGGGCGATCTTCTCCGCGCCGGGCTTATAAAGGCTCGGCTTTTTTGTCTTCGGTATGACGCCGAAGTCTACGTCGCGCTCCAGCTTTACGGGAGGGAGCGCGGAGTTTGCGGTGACTAGGTAATTCTTGCCCTTGGGGGCGATGCTTGCGGGCGGCGGGGTAAAGCTGTACGCCGCAAGCGCGGTAGTTTCGTTCATTCATATCCTCCTATGAGTTTGGTTATTTTCAGGAGCCGGTCAAAGGCTTCAGCGGGGTCGGCTCCGCGAAAATGCTTCTGGACTATCTGCTGCTGGGAGAGGACGCGGAAGGAGCCGTCGCGCCGGAGCTGTACGCCGATGCGCCTTGAAGGGTGGACGGCGGGAAGGGCGGGGGACTCCGCGCCGAGGTAGCCTTGCAGCTGAAGCGCGAGGGATATTTGTGAGAGTCTGTCCATGTCTGCGGTAGTCTTTAGATCCACAATGCACGGGCGGCCTTGGATAGTGCCGAAGCGGTCGAGCGTTCCGGCGTAATCCTCGGTATACACGGCCTGCTCAATCATCGACCAGTCGGGACGGTAGGTATCGAGGAAAGCGAGGTAAGCCCTGACGTAGCCCGCGAGGGCGGGGTCAACATCCAGCTCCGCCAGGTGTACGCCGTAGTCGATACACTGGCAATACTCATGGATGAGGGAGCCGCGGCGCGCCGCCTGCGCGACAAGAGCGGAGTTCACGCTGCCGTATTTGACGGCGGTGACGGGGGCGCATATCTCCGTGACGGAGGGGACGCGGCGACCGTCGAGCGTATAGGTATGTGTATCGGGATCAAATAACAATCTCTTCGCCATGGCAAACGCGGAAGCCGCAATACTGGGCTATCTGGTCGAACGAGGTGTCGAGTGCGTTCTCGATGCTCTCGCGGGCACAGGCGGCGCAGACGCAGCCCTCCTCACCCTCGTAATACTTATCTTCGAGCGCTTCGCCGCAGACGTCACAGACGCGGCAGTCGGTATCTTCGGGCGGCTGTCCTGCGGCGGTAAGGGTTACGTCAAGATTGCGGTCGAGCCAATTCTGCATAAGTTTCGTTCCTTTCCCGATATGGTAGATTACGGCGCGTCTGACGGTGGCGAAGTTCCCGAGGGGCAAGGGAAGGTAGCGGGTGCAGTTCTCGTCCGGCGCACAGCCGCGGCGTTTATGTGTGATATAGCAGAAATCACAGGTCTGAGTTTTTGCACAGAACCAGATGCAGGTCTTATGTCCGGGACAGAGGTTTGGATTACGCCAACGAAGATATCTCATGCCCGTATATCCTCCCGCAGGTCGGCGGTGTCCAGCTTGAAGAAGCGGTAGAGCCGTTTTATCTGGCCGAGCGGCCAAGCGTCGGTATGCTTGGCGAGCATACGGGAGAGGGTGGCGACACTGACGCCCAGGGCGGCGGCCATTGCCTCAAGCGAGGTATCGGTAGCGTCCTTGCGCTCAAGGATCGTCGCCTTTATGGGGTCGCGCTTCGGGGCGGCGAGCTTATCAAATCGGGTGCGCGGCATTACTTATCCACCTCCGCAGAAACGGTGATGATCTTCGCGGCCAGAGGCAGGCAGAGGACGCAGAGGACGGCGAGGGTCAGAATCTCATTATTGAACAGTACGCAGAGGGCAAGCGCAGGGACTATGTATTTCTTCACGGGGTATCATCCTTTCATTTGGAAATTTGCACATGGCCTGTCACGGCCTGGCAGCGGTAGCAATACATATGCTTCTTATGGCCTTTTGAGGTTGCGCGGGAATACTTGGGGATAACGGCGGTCGTGCCGCATTTCATGCAGCGGAACACGCGCCAGAACACATGCCGCCTACGCATGGCGGGGCGAGGTCTTAGTTGATCTCATAATCTCTCCTTTCCTGAGTGGAATCTCATAAATATGAGATTTCAAGTTGACAGGCCGGAGGAGGCGGTATAGAATGGAAGCGCCAACAACCAATCGCATACTGCCTCCGGGCACTGCCTTTGCTCCGGCTTTACTGCCGGGGCGGGGTGGGTGCGCCTGCTGGGGTGTACTAGAAAAGAGGACTTGCGATGAGTTCACCGAAACTGCCGAAACCGGGGAGCATTGAATGGAATACTCAGCAGCAGATAGCAGCAAAGAACTTCAGCGACGCCGAAAAGCGGCGAAAAGAAGAACTGCGCCTGCGCCGACAAGAAAGCCGGAGATTCTGGATTCAAACCGCGTTATCAGCTCTTGCTGCGCTTTCCGCTCTTGCTGGAGTAATTCTTCAACTCTGTCGATAGTGTCGGCGGTGTGCGCCTGAACCATCTGCGCGGCATTCAGCGCCGCGGCAAGGTCTTCGGATATGTTGGGCGAGGGATTTGCTGCCATGTGCTTTTCACCTCATTTCTGTTTTCTTAGGGGGTCACGCGATGAAATTAACACTTGCTGAGGAAAATCTGCTCCTCGCGTTCGACAGCGCAGAAGCTACGGAAGCCGACTTCGACGCGGTGCAATGCCTGACGAGCAAGCATCTGTTACTGTGCGTCTGCGAGTCACCATACAAGTGGGTGCTGTCGAACGAGGGGCAGTCAGTGAAAGAAGCTATACAGGCTGAGCGCACAAGATACGACCGAGAGGAAGAGCGTTACCGCAAATCTGATCTCAGGGAGGAAAAACAGATAAAGCTGGGCGTATATGGCTTTTACATATCGCTTGCGTCTCTGCTCCTCGCGCTGGCAGCTTTCATTTGCAGCCTGTATTGACGGAAGCATAACGCCTTTGCGAGCCAAGCGGAGCAGGGCAAGCAGCTCGTCACCGAAAAGGTCTTTGAGCTTCAGCCCTCCATGCTCGATATCGTTAACGAGCGCGGCTTCCTTCTGCGTCAGCTGGGGAATGGTCATCACCTCCGTTCCTCACTTCGGGTTTATTATATCTCAATAATACGTAGATTTCAATCTAAAATCTCAATAATTCATAGATTTGGGAGTAAAAACAAAAGCGCAGTCCGAAAACTGTGCAAATTCAACAAAAAGGGAAGGAAGAGCAAACACAAGCATGACCAGATTTTTCGAGCAATACAGCAGGCTGTGCAAGGAGCGCGGCATGAGCGCGAACGGCGCGGCAAAGGAAATAGGTTTACCTTCGTCCTCCGTGACGTATTGGAAGCGGGGGAGCCTTCCCCAGCAAAGAACGCTGGAAAGAGTGGCTGAGTATTTCGGCGTGTCCACGGACTATCTGCTCGGCTACACCGACGAGAAAGAAAAGCCCGCCGCCCAGAAGGGCGACGAGCTTTCCCCAGAGTTCGCGAGTCTGTTTAGCTGTCTAACGCCTGAACAAAAGGAACTTGTGCTTGCGACGATGCGAGAGCTTGCAAAAGGGAAATAA